CGTGACACTCCGAAAGATATATGGTAACCACCATATACCTCTTTTACCCCTTGGACTACACAAATATAAGGGCTAACAACCCTTATACCTTCGTGGTACCAGTACCCGGAAACCCTTTACAGGGGCGGGATTGAAGGAAAGCAGTTACTACTAATCTAATAATTAATAATAACCGACAAAGCCTTCCGGTACAAGCGGCTTACGAATGGGGTCCGTTAACGGCAGTTGCTTTTGCAACTAATCACCGCTCTCTTGCGAGAGAGGCGATGAAAGAGTATAACTCTTTCTCCGCTAAGATCGCCAAACACCATGGAAAGAAATCTATGGTTAAGGTTCTAAAAGACCTCAACAATAGAACTAAGCTTTCAGTGATAGGTGTAGTACGAACAGACATACTAATGGGGGGAATTTGGATTTCTCCTAATCCCAACACTGGTATACCTAAAGCGCTACCCTCTTTGTCTAAACTTGTTGGAAGCGATGATTGGGGTAAGCGTATTGCTACCTCAATCACCGCACAAGTAGAGACTCTGAGACTACCACCGTCTTCTGATATAAGTACAATAACTGATACTTATACCGGAGACCGTGGAGAGCTTAGTATCTGGTCTCAAATGTGCCTTGATTACTCAAGGGACAATTGGAGACAGATTTTCAAACCAATGGACAGAAAGGACAGATATCATACCTCTATGAGTTCAGGTCCAAACGGTGGATCCTCACTAATATCTAGTGTCTATGACACTGGGTACTTCGTAAGGAACCCCCATATGTTGGAACTTTACCATAGATGGTGTGACGTCTTTTCTAGAAACGACCTTAAAGAAATGATTGTAGATTGTTATAACTCTTTAACGGAGTTACGACAAAAATACAAACACTTAAATAAAGTTGCCTCTAGAAAAGAGCCACTAAGACCTGCTAAACTGATTTTCCTTGCTGATAAAGCAGGTAAGACCAGAGTAGTGTACTGCCTAAGTTGGTGGGTACAAGAGCTATTACATCCTCTGCATAGAGGATTGTATAAACTTCTGTACTCACTTCCTGAGGACGGTACAAAGTCCCATAGCGAAGCTGCTTCCGTTGTTAAACAATGGACAGCAGAAGGTAGGAAACTGTGGTCAGTTGATCTGACTGCAGCTACCGACCGATTCCCTAAGGAACTTCAGGTCGCAGTGATATCTGGCCTTTTAGGCAAGCAACAAGCTGAGGCATGGTCTGAGATAATGGCTATCAAGCCATGGTCCCAAGTCCATAATGAGTATGTTGAGTATGGCACAGGCCAACCCATGGGCGCGAAAACGTCCTGGGCTACCTTTGCCCTTACTCATCATACAATCCTCAGATTGCTTTGCTCTTACCGCCAGTGCTACGACAACCCATATAGGATCATTGGTGATGATATCGTTATCGCTAACGATAAAGTCGCCAATGACTACATGGGTCTTCTCAACACACTCGGAGTACCCTACTCCGAGGGAAAAACCATCTTCCCTAAAGAAGGTGGGAAATCCGCCGCAGAATTTGCTAAACGCATATTCTGCAACGGTGTTGAGTATAGCCCATTGACTCCTAGTTTAGTAGACAGGGTGTGGAAATATAGAGATTACTCCGTATTCCTATCCGTTCTACGTGAACTAGAGTCAAAATGGGGGTCGGGGTGTCACGTTACACGTGAGCACCTTCACTTCCTCCCCCCGGCTTGTGCCTTATTCAATCTTATTCCAATAAGATGGAAAGAAACACTTGCCGTCACAATTGGTGGCCAAGTACATCTGGGCTCCCTTAAGGGGGATAACCCAGCTAGTACGGAGGTCGTCAGTCTTCTTTACCCTAACCCTTGGGCTGGGGTTGAGAAGATGACCTATTACTTCGCCTTAGGTGAAGCAATGACCAATCGTGTCCAAGGATACGTAGATCTGTTGACAAAAATCAACGTGTTCTACGGAGACCTTGGGGAGCTACCGGAGAAAGCATCGGTAGGTAGAGTCCTTTTCCATATACAAAGTAACCCCTTCCACAAGGTTGTAAGCCGAGTAGGAGAGGTTACGAAGGAAGTATATAGATCTATATCAAATGGAGACACAAATCTTCAAATGGTTATGGATCTAGGTATTGACCTTCAGTATATGGTATCTCTCGCCCTTACCGGTAAGTCCTGGGAATCTCATAAGAGACTCCTAGAACGCCGAGATAAGAAGACAGTTACTTATTGGAAGACCGTCCTGAAGAACACAGTTCCTCAGGATAGTGGACCAGTAGATAACTGGGAAGATTGGTAACAAAACCTAGGAATGTGGGGGGTTAATCCACATTCCGAAATTCTGC